AAAAAAAGTAACTATATATGGACTATAAATGAATATGAAGATTGGTATGATTATTTTAGAGAAAATTTTGGAAACTCTGGATTTTGGGAGTCCAATCTTGTATATGGATTGAAGGGGGGTGGGGGAACACGAGGAGTAATACCAATAATATTCAAACATTTTATCCATCAAAATTATAGTAAAATATTGGAGAAATATGATAGAATAATATTAACAAGAACTGATATGTATTATATCCATGAATATCCGATATTATCCAATGATCATTTTTGGCTAATGAATGGAGAAGATCATGGAGGATATTGTGATAGATTTTTTTGTTTTCCCTCAAAATATTTAAAGGAGTGTTTAAATATATGTGAATATGTTAATAGTAAAGAATTAAATATACTATTGACTAAAATGTATGATCAAAATAATAATTTGTCATTTATAAGCCCCTGGAGATCCTTTTTTTCCGGTGATTCCTTAGGCTCTCTTAACACTAAAGATTTGTATCCGATAGAAAAGGGGATGTTTAATTCAGAATGTTATCACAGATTATATTTTGAATACACTGGAATTGTATATAAAATAAGAAGATGTCCGGTTCTTCAGTTTGTGGTATCATCTCCAGAAGATACTACTAGGACTCCAGATTGGGAAAAAAAATCAACAAGATTCAAAAATGGATTAATAATAAGATATAAATCTGAGTTTATAGATGCTTTTAGAACGACCAAACTATTTAAAGTTCCCACATATATTGAATAGAATATGAATTTAAACGATAAGTTAAAAAATATACCAAAAATATATTATATAAATTTAGATGAAAGACCAGACAGAAAAAATTATACAGAATCTCAATTTGATGAATTAAAAATTAATAATTGGGAAAGATATTCTGCATCAAAATATAGAGTAGAAAATTTAGAAAATTGGCAATCATTAATAACGCATAAACTAAATTGTAATTCAAATTATGACATAATATGGGCTGCTGTAACAATAACTTATTTAAATTTAATTGAAGATTGGTTAATAAAAACATCTGACGAGTATGCAATTGTCATAGAAGATGATTATGATTTAATGATGTCTAAATATTGGCATTTTGATTGGGAATTTTTTATGAATAATATTCCCTATGATTGGGATATTATTCAGTTAAGTTACGAAAATCCATATCTTTATCCTTGCTTTCTTCACCCAACACTAGATAGTTCTGGTGTTGGAGCTCTATTAATAAACCGACATTTTGCTGAAAAATTAATCAGGTTACACAAAATTGATGGAAAATATTGTATAGATAAGAATAAAAATAAAATGTCCTCATGTTATTGGGGAAAGTCAGAAATTCATAACTTACAAGAATTTTTGGTAATGGATTATTTGGTAAAAATAGGAAGATCTTATTCTATTCCTTTAATGTATTCTTCGGTAGATTGGGGGAAAACGGATAAATTAAACAATGTAAAATCAGATCAATATAGATGTTTTAAACAATGTGAATATGCATGTAAATACTGGTGGATTAAAATGAGAGATAAATTTACTTTAGATGAATTTTTTACTTATGGAAAACCTAATGATCAATATGTAATTTTTGATAAAATGAAAAAATATCCATTATTTTAAAAAAAAAATGTTTAACCAAGTTGAATTATTTGAACAAGTTACTGGAGTTTTGAAATGAAAAGTCAGAACGAATGGGATAAACTCAAGAAAGTAATAGTAGGTGTCGCAGATTATGCAAGAGTCCCAGAAGTAGACTTGAGTGTTCGCACAATTAACTATGCGGATCGACAAGATATATCTGATATTCCAGTGGGACTTTATCCTCAACAAGTTATAGATGAGGCAAATGAAGATCTTGAAATCTTTGTTAATTTTTTACTTGGGGAAGGTGTAGAAGTTTTAAGATCGCAAAAGCTCCCCACTAATTATTATAACTTTTGTCCAAGAGATGTAATTTTTACCCATAAAGATCTGACTGTAGCAACTCCGATGCCATTAAAGTGCAGAACAGATGCGTGGAAACCTTTAATCGATCATTTAGATACTACAATAATTGTTCCATGTAAATATCAAGATCAGTTATATAATCAAAATTGTGTAGGTGATAAAGATACTCTTGCACTTACTGAAGTAATACCTGCTTTTGATGCAGCAAATGCTCTTCGTGCAAATGAAGATATTCTATATCTCGTTTCTAATAGTGGAAATGTTGCAGGAGCCAATTTACTTCAAGAAATGCTGAGAGATCGTGCAAAAGTACATCTTCTTCAAAATGTATATGCTTATATACATATAGATAGTACAATTGCATTTCTTCGTGAAGGTTTGATGTTACTGAATTCAGAAAGAATTAAATCTGTAGATGTTCTTCCAAAGCCTTTTCAAAATTGGGATGTAATTTGGTGTCCGGAACCCGTTGATATTGGTTATCATCCTGGATATAATCATGGTTCTTGTTGGGTTGCTAATATGAATCTTTTTAGTGTCAATCCTAATTTAGTTGTTTTAGAAGAACATCAAGAACCGACCCGAAGAGAACTTGAAAAGTATGGGATTGAATGTGCTATGTTGCCAATGAGACATCAAAGAACCCTTGGTGGAGGGTTCCATTGCGTTACTTTAGATTTGGATAGGGAAGATTAATTTTTTTGATAATGTCGGAAACTATGTTATAATAATAAAAGTTGCGTAACTATATGACTAATAACCCATTTACAACTACAGTTAAAAATTTTGAAAATAAAATTGCAGAATTTTTTAATTCCCCTTATGCAATTGCTGTCGATTCTTGTACTCATGGATTAGAGTTATGTCTTAGATATAAACAATCAAATAATATAACCATTCCAAAAAAAACTTATATTTCCGTTCCAATGACTGCAATGATCTTGGGTCTTGATTGGGAATGGAGGGATGTGAATTGGCAGGACTATTATTACATTGGAAATACAAATATTATTGATGCAGCTGTTCTTTGGAAAAGAAATAGTTATGTTCCGGGTACATATATGAGCCTCAGTTTTCAGTTTAAAAAACATTTGTCACTTGGAAGGGGTGGTGCAATTCTTCTTGATAACAAAGATGATTATGAATACTTAAAGAAAATGTCCTATGATGGTAGAGATAATTCTATGCCATGGGCTGAACAAGATATCTCTATCTTGGGGTATCATTACTATATGACTCCAGAAACTGCATTGATGGGATTGGAAAAATTTGAAAAAGTAAAAGATCTTCCATCAACTACTTGGACACAAGATTTTTATCCAGATTTATCTAAAATGAGTGTGTTTAAAAAATGAATTTATCTCCAACAGAAGTTCAATGGGATAATAAAACATTGAATTATAATAAAGAAAAATATCAATTTAAAGAATGGGCATTATCTATAGTTCAAGAAATTGAACCAAGTATAAACGATTTAGAAACTCTTCATTTAAATGTCGAACCGGAAAAATTATCTCAAATAAAAAGTCATTTTCATAAATCATCTTTAAAATTAGAATTTATGGAAATGGTTGACAATTTTACAAAAGACTATGTTCCTGAAAGAATTTTAAATAAGAATTATATGGTTCAACGATATCCTACATTACGGATAGTTGAACCAAATCAAGCTAAAAGTTCTAGACGATTGGTATTTCATCAAGGAATATGGGTTGGAAATGGTAGGGGATTGAGAACAATATGGATGCCTTTCACTAGATGTTTTGGGACTAACACAGTTCAGTTTTTGTCTTTAAATGATTCACGTAGGCTAACAAAACAAAATATAGAAGAGTGTTGGACATTAGAAAAGTTTGAATCCGAGTGTCTGAAATATTCTTTTCCGGTTACTCTTGATTATGGTCAATGTCATCTATTTTTCCAAGAACACATTCATGGAAATGTAAATAATGATACTGATATTACCAGAGTCAGTATGGATTTTAGGGTTTTAATTCAAGGAGAACCGTATCACAGAAAACTTCCTGGAGGATATTTTAGATTTCCTGGTGATTATCAATCGGATGATTCTCAAAATAATGAAAATAAAAAATTCATAACTTATGATGGTTGGGCTAGTAAATTTTCAAAAAATATTCCATTACCATTGCAGAGATATCAAATTGATAGTTATTGTGAAAAAAATAAAATACACCCATTAGATGATAGATTGGAAAATGAATATAATGATTGGTGTCCTAGTTTGCAAAACTATATCAAAGAAAAACCAGATGGTATTGTAATGTTGAGTATATTTTCATTACCGGATAATGTCGAGTGGAGGAATAAAATATTAAATTTGGCTTTAGAAAATGGTGTAGAACTTCATTTTGCTAATGAACATATAGTCCTTAGAAACAAAAATGATCTTAAATTAATTCAAAGTTATTTGGAATTTTCCCCATCATGAAATACGTTTATTCCAAAAAAGATCCAGAAAAACTTCTTCATGTTATTAATAGAATAGAAGATATTGAAGAAAGGACAGATGTTGCTCCTGATAATCAATTTCTTCAATTAGCTACTTTGAAGATGAAAAAAGGAAAAACTTTTAGACCACATCAACATATTTGGAAACCTTCTCCTACGGAAAAAATCATTGCACAAGAATCTTGGGTTGTTATTAGGGGCTTGGTTGAAATTTTTATGTATGATATTGACGGGGAGTTTTTGGGTAATGAAATTATTGGCCAAGGAGATTGCTCGATGACATTTGAAGGCGGCCATACATACAAAATTCTTGAAGACGATACTATTGTTTATGAATATAAAACTGGACCTTATATGGGAGTAGAAAATGATAAGGTATTTTTATGAGTAAAGTAGCTTTAATTACCGGCATTACTGGACAAGATGGTAGTTATCTCTCAGAATATCTTCTAGAACTTGGTTATGAAGTTCACGGAGTTGTTCGGAGATTATCTGTAGCTGAAAACCAAACAGAAAGAATTCAACATATAGATGAACAAATAACTTGTCACTATGGTGACTTATTGGATGAACACTCTTTGTATAAAATCATGGAAGAAGTTAAACCTGATGAAGTTTATAACCTCGCTGCCATGAGTCATGTGAGAGTTAGTTTTGATGTTCCTTCATTCACAATTAAAACTAACTCTTTAGGAGTTCTCAATATTCTTGAAGCTGTAAGAACAAAAGTTCCATATGCAAAGTTTTATCAAGCAAGTTCTTCAGAAATGTTTGGAAACAGTATTGATAAAGATAATTTTCAAAGACTTGGAACTCCCATGAATCCAGTAAGTCCTTATGGTTCTTCTAAATTAATGGCATATGATTTAACAAAACAATATCGTGAAGGTTATGGAGTTCATGCTTCTAACGGAATTTTTTTTAATCATGAATCTCCCAGAAGAGGAACAAACTTTGTAACCAATAAAGTTGTTAAGGGTGTTGTTGAAATTAAATTGGGACTTAGGGATAAGTTAGAGTTGGGTAATTTGGATTCTTACCGCGACTGGGGACATTCTTATGATTATGTCAGGGCCATGCACCTTATTTTAAACCATGAGGTTCCGAAAGATTGGGTTGTTTCCACTGGAGAATCAAAAAGTGTTAGAGATCTCTGTGAATATACTTTTAACTCTTTAGGATTGAATTATAAAAATTATATTTTTCAAAACGAAAAATATTTTAGAAAAGAGGATATCAATTATCTTCGTGGAGATTCATCAGAAATACGGAAAATTTTGGGATGGAAACCAAAATATACATTTGAATCAATGATTGATGAAATGATTAAATATTGGGAGGATAGGTTAATTGTCAATGGAAAATAAACTTCACTCTTCAGGTCTTAATATTATTCAAAACTCCGATGGATCTTTTGCATTTGAATGGGATTCAAAAGACGAACGATGGTCTTGGTTAAATGACTTGACAGATGACCAAATTAAGACTATCATAGAGGAAATGATTGATAACCCGAAATTTTTGGAGAGTATCGCAAATGACCAGCAAAGTTTGGGAAGTGATGAACGATCTTGAGATGGTAACATCCAAGATTGTGTCTGCTCGTGAGATCATTGATACTGCAGCAGACGCGATTCAAAAGAATGATTCTGATAAGGCAGAAACTCTTGCGA